CCCGATCAAACTTTACTTCAGTTAATGGGTATTGTAGTTGATGCAGGCCAAAGATTCGCGGCCATCGCTGATATGCAAGTAGGCGATATGAATCAACAAGCGGCAGTCGGAACAACGGTAGCATTATTAGAGCGTGGCTCAAGAGTAATGTCCGCAATCCATAAAAGATTGTATGTTGGATTAAAATGTGAATTTAAATTATTAGCAGAAGTATTTAAAACTTATCTTCCACCGGTTTATCCTTATGATGTACCAGGTGCTCGAAGAGAAGTTAAAATGCAAGACTTTGATGATAGAATAGATATTCTACCAGTTGCTGATCCTAATATATTCTCTCAAACACAGAGAATATCTTTAGCGCAAAGTCAATTACAACTGGCGCAATCAAATCCTCAGATGCATAATCTATATCAAGCATATAGATCTATGTATGATGCGCTGGGGGTAAAAAATGTAAATGCAATTTTACCACCTCCTCCACAACCAATGCCAATAGATCCGGCGTTAGAACATATTATGTCTATGTCCCAAAAGCCATTTCAAGCTTTTCCAGGTCAGGACCATAAAGCACACATTGATGCCCACTTAAATTTTATGAGATTGAATATGGTTCAAAATAATCCTATGGTAATGGCTGCATTACAAAAAAATATTTTAGAACACATTAGTTTAATGGCTCAAGAACAAGTTCAAATCGAGTTTGTTGAAGAATTACAAGAACTACAAATGATGCAGCAGCAAATGCAACAAATGGGAGGACAAAATCCACAAGCACAACAACAAATGATGCAAAATCCACAGATGCAACAACAGCAACAAAGAGTTCAACAGATCACCAATCAAATTGAAGCTAGAAAAGCTCAACTGATTGCTGAAATGCAAGAAGACTATGCTAAAGAAGAAGAAAAAATTACAGGTGAATTTGCGGGTGATCCATTATTGAAGATTAAATCGAGAGAAGTTGATCTAAGGGCAATGGAAAATGAGCGAAAAGAGGAAGAAGGCGAAGAAAGACTGAATCTTGACAAGATGAAAGCCCTAATGAACGACCAACAACACGATGAAAAGCTTGAACAAAACGAAGAACTAGCTCATTTACGTGCAGGAGTGTCATTAGCGAAACAAGAAATGGCAGACCAAAGTAAAAGACACGATTTTGGTAGAAATTTC